TAGCTGAGAAAAAGAACTATGAAATCTACTGTCTGAAGTGTGACTTTATCCTACCAATGAGACACGTGACTCTGTGGTATGCAGAACGCAATCTGGAAATGTATAATTCTCTCAAATCAGTCAGCAATGCTCCATGTGATCACGATTTGAGAGTTAGAGAGATTTGAGCTAAGACTGAAAACAACTAATCTGCTTCATTTTTCCCTTTAGAATTCAACCAAAATTATGCCAAGTCGGTGGGTGATTGTCCCATACTCCAAAGAAAACTGCATTAATTATTCAGGATATTGGTCAAAGTCCGGCAAACAGAACCTAGATTTATTGAAAACTCCATGTGAAAAACACCAAGAAGCTGCTTAATTGGTGTAATTTTTTTATAATTGAAGACTTTTTTACTAAAGATTTCTTACATAAGACAACTAGATTGTCTAAATTGGTAGAAGAATCTGTAGAGGAAAAATCTCCAGAGCAGGAGTTAGAAGAGCTCAAGAATAAGGAACTTGAACTCAAGGAACAAATCAAACAGCCAGATTCTCTTCTCCGTGACATGTATTCTTCCAATTCTCCGAAGAAAGATGTGATCGTTGAATGGGCAGGAAATCTAGAACGGCAATATGAACTTGAAGTAAAACTGCATCGCGCTCCAGTAGTAGAATCAATAGGAGCCATATCATCCTACATCAAATTGGAACTCAAAAGTCTAGGAGTCCATCAAAGTACCTATTCATACGTGCATGAAGTGCTAGGATATAAATACAAGAATGAGAAATACAATCGAACGCTAAATCAAGACGATGATGATGGCGCTGTTCAACAGCGCCAAGATAGTTCCAACACGATCGCTGATTTTGAGAAGCAAAATGCCCCTTTGATTGAAACATTTGAACAACAGAGAGAATTATTAAAAAGTTTTATCAACAAAGCAAAGTCATGCAAAATTTTATCAGAGTTGAATTCTATGCAATTATTACAGTATGAAGAAACTAATTTAAGAATGCAGGCCACACAATCATTTGCATTCCAAGTTATTGATGACAGACAAAGCGTTCCAGTTCTTGCTCAGCTAAAACTCGTGATGGCCATTGTGGCATCAACCAACAATTCTGCTGCAGGAATGTACGTCTCACAGGTCAAGCAGTATGGAGCAAATAAAAAACAAGAAGGAGATGAATTTTTCAACAGAATTTCAGCTATGATATTTTCCGTTCTTCCAGATAAGTACAGAAAACTTTTCCTGGAGACTATCAAGAGCATCAAGAAACTCAAATCTATAATGAAAAAAATAATAGAAAAACAAAAAATCAAACAATTGTCTCGAAAAAGTCTCGAAGATGTCATGACTTCAAAACAAGCAATGAAGATAATTTTTGGTGCAGTGAAAAACGTATTGCCTGTTTTTGATCATACAGAACTAAGGGGGCATCATGATAGAGATGCAGCAATAATGGATGGATATTATGGAATATCCTGCCCTGAATGTGGAAGCTTTAGAGTAAGAGAAAGAGAGCATCCAGATGCTCATGAGTGGTTGTGTTTTTGTTACAAATGTGAATGGTGGTTTGAAGCCAAGACAATCTCAAAATGTTGGAATTGCCATATACCACTCTTTGAAGAGCTTCTTGAGATAATCCTAAAGACAGCAAAGCTCCTGAAAAATCCGGATGGAAAGCCAATTGGCGCAATGGAATCCAAATGTCCTAGATGTGAAAAAGAACTGATCCTGCCAGCAAAGATGTTCCAGAGAACAAAACTACGTGGTAAATAACTTCTCTAAAAGAACTTCATTGTGAGTAAAATACCAATTTAGACAAACCTGACATTTCTCTCGCTCAGTGATATGTCAGGTGAGTCTAGAGTTATGAAATATTGTTAAGCAACTCACTTATTATCTTCTCTATCTGCATAATTTCATGGAAAATCCCTCAAAATTGGATCAGGTAATTGAGAAATTAGATCTAAAAGATGAAATTACTCAGCTAGAAAATCCTTTAACCGAATCAGATTAGAGAAAATCATGGGAACTTATTGTAAAAACCATGTCCTAGAAGAAATCAACACAGCTGCTGTTCAGACGAAAGATGGCAAAGTGACCCTAAAACCAACTAAAGAAGGAAGTTGTATCCATATGGGTGGCTGTAATACTGCGCATGATGATCTGTACCAATTGGAATATGTCTATCAGCCTTCAAAGGAATCCAAAAAAGCAGCAAAAGGAACAACTGCTGAAGAGAAACCAACTGAAGAAGCCCCGACAACATCATAAACTTCTATCCTCTATTTTTTATATTATCAAAATAACCTACAATTGCGTTTAGTTTCTGCATTACGTTTGTGCAGATGCCATAGCTCCTGGGATCATCCAGTTCCACTAGATTCCAGGAGCATTTTTATTCAATACTATCTCTGAATAATCCAGTAGGCTCTATCCACGACTTGGTGAAATACCGTCTTAGACGATGGGTGGAAGAGAGTAGCTAAATGAGGTATGGTACTTGTACTCTTCCGTTGAGTACCAATGCCTGCTACTAACGAGGCGTCCAAGTTACGCCTACCTACTATTTTTTATAGCTTTATTGAATATCTAAAATCAATGAATCTTCCTAATGTCAAAGACTATGATTTTTCAGTAATGTTTGATGAAAAACTCCATAAGAAACTACTAAAGATCATTGAGAGACTCTCTTCCTAATCTTTTTTATGAAATCGTATAGTGAACTATACGCTTGATGACAGCTGACGCCCAATGCCCAAAATTGTTGAATCAGCCTGAGAGCCATTTTATTAACTAGTGGAAAATTAGAGTGGATATGACATTTCAGAAATACTTTGGCAAAAAAGCTAAATTCCTAGTAGCTATTATAATAGCTGTCATTATAAGAATATCCATCTCAACCTGTCAGCCTTTATATTCTGGACGACCTACTTGTTACGGACCAGAAATTGACGTCATCTATATGGCACTACTTATTTTCATAGTATTCTCAATTCCAGCTTGGATTGCAGTTGGATTCTACTATCTAGTAAAATTCATTCACTCAAAGAAGATAATTAACTAGGGGAGAGAATAAAACTCATGGTAACTATAATTCTAATGTGTAATTGTATTTGGCTTGATAATGGACCAATAAGAACAGTCACTATCAAACCGGAATGGCCTGAAAAAATCGGAGAAACATTTGTAGCTATAATTAATGAGGAAGAACCATGAGTTTACCGGACATAAATACTCAAATGAAAATAGATATCCTGAGAATGTTTGATGAAGGCAAAATCAAACTTGGCCAGAGAGTTCCTATGATGAAAAGTATATGTGGTTTAACAGCTACGGAGGAAGAATTGGAACAGTTAATGCACTTTGAAGACATAGTAATTACTGAAGATTTAATCAAAAGACTACGTACTGAGAAGAGGTTCAACTGGAAATGATGAATCCGTATCAATATTATGACCAACTAATTTTAAAACAAATCCGTAGAAAGTATTGGAGACAGCCAACATGAAACTATTCAAAGGATTGAACATTGAAGTTGTTCTTGATGAGTCCATTCCAAAAGGAGAAATGCGTCTCATAAACAAGACTGATTGAAATGAGATGTCTGAATACTAATGAAATTTGCGTAAGAATGGAGCCAGATGATGAGTGTTCTTCTTGTTTGGAGAATCATTGGAAATGAACCGTGAAGATGAATTAGCACTATCTAGAATCAAATCAAATATTTTTAGAGAAATTTTTGATGCTAGAAAAGCACAAGTTAAAGAATACAACGATGGAATAGTACACAAACCATCATGTTTTTCTCAAGATCCTCCTTGGTGGAAAAATCAATGAAAGAACTAAAACAATTCTTTGAAGAAGTATGGAATAATCTTACTACAATTGGAGGAGTTTACTATGGAAGACATCAATGAAATAACAACCCACATCAAAACAAAAGATGGAATTATTATCACTACGGAAAGAATCCTAGATGGAGATCTCTGTCCACACAATAAATACGTCTCAGTACGAGAGTGTCCAGAAGGCTGCGAATACTACGTAAATGGGAAATTGAGGAAGTATTATCTGGAGATTAATTTGAAAAACACTGGTGAAGCTGTAATGGAGTTTGAGAAAAATCATATCCAAAGACTCCATAGTTTGGTTAATATTCTTCAAGACATGATTTTGAGTGGACTTAAAAAATGAGAGACAAAACTGAACAAATCTACAAAGAACTCACAATTTATGTTGAATATTATATTCTTAAAGGATATCTCAGAAGAATAGTAAAAGATGGAAAGCAGCATCTTGCAAGAGGACCACACTTCAGCCGTATGAAAAGTGACAAACCGGACATCAACGATGTAAAAAAATTCATTGAAAAAAACAAAGGATTGAAGGCGAGAATATATTGAGAGACATCAATGATATTATGCCAAAAGTACCTAACATGAAATGGGGCGTTCTAATGAACTGGAATCTATCTGACGCTGAAGTCAAACAACTCATCAAAATAATGCCTAGTGACTACAGATGGCACTATATGATTCAACACGGGAATGAACTAAATTTCGACGGTAAGATTATCAGGAATCGTTCAGCACAATCAATGACTTGATTGGCAAAGGCAAACCCTATGAATTTTCTGCATCCAAAGAATCTCAAATTCGAAGACGTCATGGAGAAAAGGCATTATTCTGTGCTAAATGTAAGAAATGTCTTAGAACAGGCCAGATAGTAAGAAGAGGTGGAGCCAGATCACGAAAATGGTATCACAATGAATGTTTTGAGAAGACGAGGCAGTAAACGATGAGATTCAAATGTCCATTCTGTAATTATGGCGGAGTCATTAGATCCATAAAAGCACATATCAGGCATCAGCATAAATTAGTACTACAGCAAATGAAAATAACGTAATCATGAACAAAGCAGACACTGCTAAACTAGAATTCTCTCCAAATGTAGATTATTCAAGATTCAGTAGATGCATTTCCTGCAGAATCAACTACCCAAAGGAACAAGTATACTGCTTGAAGTGTAAAAAAAGACTAAGACACTCAATAAGAGGCCTGAAGTGGAAGGTTGAACACAAAAGGATAGAATAACGCTCATTTACACCAAATTTTGCACAAACACGACCGAAATAGGTATTTTATGCGTAGAAGGAATGCAACTGTTAGACACAAATGAAGCCACTAAACCACATTCAAATGGCAGTTATGCACGCAGAGATAATGACTTCCACAGACCAGGAAGCTACGGATTACCTCAAAGATAGCCACATCAAGATGGCTCTCAGAACATACAGGGAACACAAGAAGAAAATCCATGCTGACGATACTCTACGTCTCTACGAATTAGCTAAGGCCGGTAAAGAGAATCAGATGGGAATCATCAGAGAGTACAAAACTATCAAAGCTCAATTCTGGAAGATGTATCGTAAAGAAACAGATCCTAATGTAAGACTTAGAGCACTGAGACAAGTTAGGGAAGTATTACCATTTATCACTGCAGCAGAAGCCGCAGTACCTTTCGTCATTAAGGAGGTAATTCAGAATTTTGGAAAAGATGCTAGCCCAGATGGACACCCAACAGCTTCTGGAGCTGCTAAAAAACAAGGGAACTCTGAAAGCGCTCAGGGAAAGTAGACCTGACATAGTAGAAGAGATTCTCGGAGAAATACGTAATAAAAAATTAGTTGCTCAACAATTAGCGCAAGCTCCCAAGGAAGGATTGCCTCCATTAGAAACTGAGTTTATAGCCTGGAATTTACAGTGCAGGCCACTAATCAAGGGAAAGCCAAATCGTCTCAAATACTTGCCAATGATAATGAAAGTTGCTCAGGATCAACACCCATTCATCTTTTTGTTTTGGGCCAGACAATGGGGAAAGACAACACATTTTGGTTCCGTATTAGCACATGGAGCAAGTACCAATCTCAACTATGATCAGACTTACATCAACTTTGAACTAGAAGCACTCAAGACATTCTCAGATAACAAATTCCGTAAAGACGTTTTCTCGAGCTTTCCATTATCAGAGTATATCCAAGGAATCTCCAGATGGGGAAGTATGTCAAAGGTTTCGTTAAAGACCGGTTCCACAGTAGACATGATTACTTCATTGCGCAATTGGGGGCATGCTCAAGGTAAATCAAATGAGAAAATAGTAATCGATGAAGGCCAGGACCACGATTGGACAGGATGGTTCAACCTCAGACAAACCCAAGCTGATACAATGGGAGATACTCTCATTGGAGGAGTAGGAGGATATGAAGACACACATTGGGATAGGCTCTGGAAATCAACAAACCAGATGGAATGGAAGTATGACCATGGAGAAGAATACAAGGGCTATCCTAACATGTCCTGGAGACGAGAGCTTGAGAGAAACTGCTTTGATGAAAATGGTCTAGTATATGACCAAGCTATGGTGGATGCACTTGCAGGAGAGTGGGAAGCACAGAAGCAAAAAAACTTCTCACGACATGGATACCATTTATCACAATTACTGAATCCAAGAATTCCGCTAACTATCAATGATGCAATAGAGCTATACCATGTCCCTCCAGAGTTTTCAATTGAAGCTATACTAAAAGATCCAGATGTAACACAATCCGAATTCAGTAGATATGTACTCTGTGAAAATGTAACTGGTGAGAAGAAACCAATCACCGAGAAAATGATGTATACACTGATGGACAAGAACAGAAGCTTCACTCCATCAAATATGGTAAACCATGAACTTGGAGAAGTGTTTGGTGGCGCAGATTGGGGAGGAGGACCAAAAACAGTTGTGTGGGTTATGCAATGTTTGGATAATTACATTCCAACATACCTATTGCTATTTGCAGCAAAGCTGGAAGGCCAAAACTCTGATGAGCAATATCAAACCGTGCGCAATGTCTTTGAAGCATATGGTACTAAACAGAATGTAGTTGATGCCGGAGGAGGAACCCATCAAGTAGAAGCACTGCAGAAATACTTCGGGCCAAGATGTGTCAGAAATTATTACATCACTAGACCAGGAAGACAAGTGGCCATTACAAAAGCAGAGAAAAAGAAGTTCAACAAACATAATCTCTATGAGATTGACAAAACCTATTCCCTGGATGCAATTGTAGACCTAATCACGATCCACGGACCACACGGACCAAGATTGATTCTTCCTGGAAAGAACTTTGAAGAGGTGGAATGGATTATCAAACAGTTTGTAAATGAGGAAGTTGAGTTTGTGAAAACTGGTGGGGGTGGCCAACTACATCGCAGATATTATACACCTGATCCTAAGCTCAGTCCGGATGATGCATTGCATGCCTGCAATTACGCTCGATTAGCCTGGTTTATCAGCAGAACCAAAGGCGGCCACTATGGGGGAGCCATTACGGGAACTGATATTGACGACAATAGCCTAGATTTTCTTTGACTCAATTCTCTTTAAACAAGCGAGATAATTCCAATCATTGAAAGAGACTGACGGCGAGAAGCTTATCAAAAAGTATGTTACTAAAACTAAGGAAAAGCCCAGGGAGATAGCTCATGTTGGAGGACCTTTCCCAAAGAAGGATACCATCGAGACACTTTATGATGATCTTGATAAAAAGGCCATAAACAAATCGAGGGATTATTAATGGCGCATCTCACTGATGGTAACAAAATTGGATATGTAAGAAATCTTAATCCTTTACAAATTAGAAATCTACCAACAGAAGAATATCTAGAAAAATTGTTAATAACAGAACATGTGGTTCATCCCGAATCTGCAAAAATCATCAAAGGTGAACCAATATACTTTGATTGGATAGATCGTAATAGTGGTAAAATCAAAAAACCACAGGGGTGTTATTGATGAGTGAAGAAATAATTTATCCAGAGCACGACCCTTTTTGCATTATTTACAAACTTGGACCACTACATTGCAATTGTGTAGAAGATGATGATGAATATGGTTTGGTTGGAGATGAGTTTGATGACTCGGAAGAAAACTAGTTCCAAATCACAGAAACCACGTGCTAGAAGAAAGTTTAGTCTAAAATCTAAATCACAGAAAAACATACCAGCTCCGCTCACCTATGAAGGATTCAGAAAATACATAGAGGAAACAAAAGAAGTCGAAACTCTTGCAGGAAAGAAAACAGAAACCAAGATATCTCATGCGTCTGGCCCAATTCCAAATTACGCCAAGCTGATTGAAACTGCATCATTAAATCCCGACGTGGAATATGATGAGAACATCATAAACAACTGGAGCCCACACATGAGTCTCTCAGTAGCTGATTCTATTTCAGGAAATCCATTATCAGGAGCAGAAGTTGATAATTTTAGAAACTCGAATAGGAACTGGGTTCCAAACTATTTCGTTAATCCAATGCAGGATCTGGATTATCTAGTAATCCAAGCTATTGCACGTTCTACTTTTGTTGGTCCTTTGATGGAAGCCATAACGAAATTCCAAGTAGGAACCGGATTCAAACCAGAACTCGAGCTCATCAATCCAGACAAGGATGAAGACATAAATGAAAAAGCAATTGAAGAGAACCAAGACGTAATTGACACACTCCTTGGAATTGATGCACAGATTGATTTTGATGAGGACGATCCAGACCATGAGCTTGATGTTCCACTTATCGAAAAATATGCCGCAATAACTACTGTAAAAAACATGTTCAATCGCTCGGCTCTAATTTTTGGTTATGATAAGAAAATCAAAGTAAACGGCATAGTCTACAAAGAAATTCCAAGCACTCTGACATTTACTCATGCAAGGGATTTGGGAATCATCCAGGTTAATCCTATCACCAGGAGAATGCAATCCGTCCAATGGAGAAACGCCTACTATATGGTTCCAACTAAGGGCATGATCTACATGTGGAACCCTTGGATATCTGCAAAGACAAGAAATGCTTGGTATTATGGAGATTCACTCGTTATGCCGATGCTAGATGCAGGTCGTGTCGTACGTAAGAACATCGGAGTAAACTTCAACGCAATGTCCGAAGCCACTTGGTCCGGACTATTCCTCATGGCCATAAAACCACAAGGCCAGGATCTAGCTGAGAAGGAAGCAGAGTACAATCAAGTAGTCAAGAACATGGTCCGTGGAGGACCAAACGTTCTCCTAGAAGATCCTGATAATGTCAAATTCCAGAATGTTGATTTCAATCCAAAGGTCAAGGAATTCCAGGAGCTCACAGAAGCTATGCTGAGATATCAGGTTGCCTGTACCGGAATGCCTCATTCAATGTTTTATGACGAGTCAACTTCAAATCGTGCCACAATGATTGGCAAAATCCAGCTGGCCACGTCAACTGTCATCAATCCAATGAGAGAAAGTGATGGCCGTCTATTTTCAGGCCAATGGTGGCAGAGATGGTTCCGTCTAATTTACAAGGATAAGAAACCAGATCTGCTTAAGAAATTTAGAATCAAGATGGTGTTTGAGGACCTCAGAATCGAGGAATGGTTTGACAAGGTTGAGGCGGCCAATGAAGTGGATGGCAGGAAACAACTCACCGATGAAGCATATGGCCAATTGATTGGAGTTGATAATTACCAGAACAAAGTTGATCCTGACGCTGAAACAATTCCAGGAGGAGGAGATGGAAAAAATAGTATGACGTTCGACGACGGAAGCAAACTCAAGATCAAAGAACCAAAAGAACAACTCAAGGCCAAGACTTCAGAAGCTGCTAGAGTTCTTGGTCTTCTAAAATCAAAACAAAAAAAAAGCTCAGTAGCTAAAACTCTATCTTTTACTTTTGATGACAAAGAATTAGGTGCTGCTCTAATTGCTCGTGATACTGTCAAACTAGCCGATCTTCAGCGGCACCTTGAGAATATAGAAAAAGAAATTGAGCTCTTGGAGAAGAAGCTAAAAACTCCAAATCTCATCAATCAACGAACTACACTTGAGAATGAAAAGACGCAAGTGGAAGAGGAAGTAAAACGAGAAGAAGAATTTACTCACGCAAGCTCATTCATTGGAACAGTCACCTACACGATAGATATGCAGAGCATGGAGATTGTGATCAATGGTAGAATGTATCCTTATTGTGAAGTACCTCAGAGAATTTTTGATGCATTCAAAGGAGCAGGAAGCAAAGGCGCATATTTCAATCGTTCCATAAAGGGAATCTACGAATGTTAATCAGTTCTCTTAAACGTCAGGAGGAATAGTTCCGCATGGGCAAGGAAACGCTTGAAGAAATAAAAAAACTCAAAGCTGCTTGGGAGCATCAGAAACAAAATAAGCTCAAAGACGCTAGAATTTGCGATGCCTATATTCATGCGTTCGATTCTGTTATCCAGCTCCTGGAACAAGAAAAGGCCAAACCAGAAAAGCCAAAGAAGAGTACGTCCACAGATAGTTCTTAATCAAGTGTTTTGAGCAAACAACACATTGACTAGCTTAGTACAAAGACCCTCTGATTCCAAACTAGGGATTCTTCATGATGCAGTTCTTGAAGCTGGTGGGATTCTCATTAATCAAGATGCGTATAGTGCAGGTTTGGACAGAAGATTCGATGTAAGGGGATCAAGAAAGATGAACGTCAAAATTAAAAACACGGGTGCAAATGGCCTTACTTACAAAATTGAAAAAGCTAGGAAAAGCTTTACTAAAGAATCTGATTTAGTTGATGCTGATTTTGATGAAGACATAAAAGGAGACACTCCTGTTGCTTCTGGTGCTAGTGACCTAAGCGCCATTATTGATATTTCACCTGCAACAACTGCAATTAGAATTAGAATTAAACGAACAATTGCAGGACTAGATACAACACTGGAAGGATTTGTGAGTGTGAATTAATTTGGGGGAAACACGTCTTGCGCCAGATCCACCTGGTCTTGATGTTCTGGACGAACTCCATGATTCTATTTATCCGGATACGGGGATTAGTAGTTCTGTAGTTGCAGATACGTTTGGAGCCTGGGTCGAGATTTCAGCCGATATCGGTGCAGGCAGGGTTTTACAGGGTGTATGGTTACGTATACCCGGATCTTTAGCCGATACATTTGCCTGGGAAGCTGAAATTGGTGAAGGTGCAGTCGCAGCAGAAGCAGTTGTTGATAGGGTCAATGGAACGGGTACTGGAGGGGGTTATGTGATCTTTATTCCCTTGCATAGGACCCTGACCGATAATGCCAGGATTTCAGCCCGCATAAGGGACGAAGAGGCGGTTGTCAACGGAATGACAATCAGTCTTTTGGTGAGTTAGAGAGAGTTGGGATTATAATGAATGAAAATCAAGCTACAACAGAAAGTCATAGAATCAAAACCAACATCAAAGCTTTCTAGATAGTTTAATTAGTTTTAAATTAATCTCCTATGGTTGGCTTACAATAAAGCATATTATCAAAAAAACAAAAATCAAGTAATTTCAAGAAGTTCAGTATACTACTACAAAAATAAAATCAAAATTACAGATCAAAGGAGAATTCAACATAAAGAAATACGAAAAAAGCTTTTTCAATTGTTAGGAAATGATTGTGTGAGATGTGGGTTTTCAGATATCCGAGCATTACAACTAGATCGTAAAAACGGCCATGGATACGACGATAGAAAAAAATTCAAACTAAGCGGAACTCTACTTTATCAATTTTATCTAAAGAATCCAGGATTAGCTAAGGAAAAACTACAAATTTTGTGTGCAAACTGTAATTGGATAAAAAGAGACGAAAATAATGAAAATGCCAGTGTGAATTAGTTCCTTTTTCTATGCGACTGTAATTTTTATCAATGAAGCAAGTACTAGTGGCTCGAGCTTTATCTGGAGTTTACTTCAAGGCAAGCTCTCACATTGAGGTCCTGGATGAATATGAAGGAGAGTCTGGCCAATTCCTCAAAACTTTTGCTATAAACGATAAGCGAAACAAGAACGGTTGGAGAGCTACTTGGGAAGGAATTAGAAAAAACATTGAAACCTTCAAGGGAAAGCCAGGAATCGAGTTTGTAAAATGCGACGAAGATGGCTGTGATTTAGATCACACAGAAGCTCAGACTGAAGAGATGAGCTTGCAGGTCCAAGAACCATTCAGAGTGACAACGATAGTAGGATTCACTTTTGATGAGAGTACTCATACTGCATATTTCATCGACAAAGTAAACGATCCTGATTTCTACCAGAAGGTAAAAAGTCTTGAAATCAAATATGTCTCTCCAAGCATTTGGCCAAAAGCTGGTGGATATGAAATTGTTGGCCAGATGGAAAATGGTATGCCAATGATTGATGTTTGGGAATGGAGTGGATTGCATAAAGCATATGTAAACAAGCCAGCTTTTGGCGACGATGCCAAAATCACTGCAACATGTGAAGGCCATGATTGTCCAGTCAAGCTTCTGACTGCCAAAGAAAAACAAAAACAACTTGACATATGGGATCAAGGTGTTTCTGCAATTGTTCTATATGGTGATGCAGTTCAAGATTGTGTCACTAGAAAAATCAAGGATTATGGCCAAAAACCAGATGATCAAAAGCTTGCAATATTTTTTTCAGAATGTAGAAAATCACTAGGAGGAATTGTAGACCAGGGAGATCTACCACATCTCCAAGAAATTCCACTTTTAATAAATCACAATAAAAAGAAGCGATTCATGGGAGTTAATTCCAGGGTACTCACTGCAGTTGAGAAGCTTTTGAAAGATGGAAGCGGAGCTGACGAATCAAAAGTCTTCGATTTAATTCGTCAAGATAAAGTGAATAGTTCTTTTAGTAGCTGCACTTGCTCTGCTAGTCATATGCCTACAGACGAAGAACATGAAGAGCTCAAATCCAAATTTGAAGCTGCAGAACATGAGAAGGAAGATATGAAATCCAAACTCGAAGCTGCAGAGCATGAAAAGGAGAAAGAGATGAATTCTCGTAAGGCGAGGTTAGTTGCGATTCTGAAAGCTCAAACTGAAGAGGAACGAGAGAAGACAGCAACTGCTATCAGAGCTCAAGATGATGAAAAAGAAAAAGAGGCTCTAGAGCATGCTGAGAAAGAGGTCAAAACTGCCACAGGTACAGAACACAAAAAGGACGAAAATGCCATGGTACACGAAAAAGAGCAAGATGCAAAAGTGGCAAAACTCGAAGCAACTATCGCAAAACCATTAGTTAAAAAAATGGCAAAAGCCAGAGCGCTTAAAGGTGCATCGGATGATGAGATTAAAACATTTACAGATTCTTATGAAAATAAATCGTTAGCTGCAATTGAAGAGGATTATAATAAAGAGAAAATTTTGATTGAAGAAGCTTTAGCTGGTGCAGAGGAACCAGAAGAGCAGAAGCATTTTGCATTCCAGGCCAGTGAGCAATCAGCATTTTCAGGTAAATCACTGGAAGAGACTTTCGAGGAGATATTCTAATGCCAGTTGAGACTCCACTAGTTCCAGGTGACATACCGTTCCCACAATATTCTACTACTGATTCAGAATTTTTGAAAAATGCAGTGCCATCTACTAAAGGAGAAATTATGACGTTAGATGCAGCTGGAAGACTAATCGCTGTTGTAGGAGCTGGGGTAATCGCAGATCTACGAAGAGGCGCATTCCAAGCACAAGTCACAAGAGTAGCTCCAACTGCAGAAGACACTGATGAAATTCAGGTACTCAAACAAAGAAGTCGAATCGTACTAAAAGCTAATGTTAACCTATCTCCAGGAGATGCAGTAGAACCCTTAACAGTTGGAGGAGTCGTAACTCCAGACAAAGTTCAAGTTGCTCCAGCAGGAACACACACTCAAGGTTTTCTAGGAAGAATTTTCCAAATTTACACTTTAGGAACTGACGGCATTAAGAAGCAATTCACTGCCGACGACGATCTAGTAATAGTGGACATGGAGGGCTAATAGCATGAATAGCGAGTATCACCATGCAGTAACATTATTCCCTGACGGCAACGTCTATGCTGGAGAACACGAATTATATCCTCCAACAACACCTGGAAGCTTACTCGCCAGAATGTGGAGAGATAAAAAGACTGGCCTATTTGCAAAGACCAAGACAACTGGCAAACTAGGAAGTCTATCTGCATCCATTGCAAAAAATCCTGGTCAATCATTATCAGCAGCTGTTTCAATTGCAAATTCCACAAACCTAACTCACTTACAATTAATTCGATTATTGCCTGAAGCACAGGGAACACCTGAGAGATATTTCTACAACGAAGAAATGTTCTTGCCAAGAGACGTTCCACAGCTTGAATACAGGGAAACCTTCTATGATGTTACTGCAACAGCCAGATACCTTAGAAGACTAGAAGAATCCAAGGCGACTGTCACAAAGTATGACGAAATCAAATACGATTTGCCAAAACTAGTTGACAAGGTTTACACTCCAATCGAGGACATTTTTAGAACAATCATCAATCCTCAAACAGTAGATTTGAGCCAGTTGAATTGGGGCTTCGAATGGAAGAGAAACCAATCAGCGCTTGTTGCATTGAAGAAAATTGGAAACATTCAACCAGCTGTTGGCAAGTTCGAAGCACTTGCAGCAGGAGATTTCCACTCTACTAACAGAGCAGCCAAGGAACTCAACGAACTATTCAACGACTTCCTAAAGGCCAACGATGTGAGAATCACACACGTGGCCATGAATACTCAACTCTTTACGGAATATACAGAAAACACTTGGACTAAGAATGGTCCAACTGATATGGAACCAATCCGTTTGAATGGTGGAGGAGTCGTACCACTACCAGGAATCATGGGAGTCACTGCTGTAATCGATGTCAGCATTCCAGACAACACAATCTATGCAGTCAACAAGCCAAACGGTTTGAGACTTGGTGAAGGACCAAAAATCATGCGACGTTACTATGACGAAGAGAAAGATGCAGAAGCAATCAAAATACTCGATTTCCACGAGCATATCTCAGTAAACGATCAGATAATCAAGCTAACCAGAAAGTTTGGAATGGAAATTCCAGTCACACCATAAACAACTTTCTTTTATTCTACTTTTTCCATCTAATACTATGGGAGTTAATTATGGCCAAAGACGTCCTAGATTGCATGACCTAGCGAATCCTACTGAGATCGTTGAAACCACTATCGGAGAGAAGGAACTCAAGATGGAACATTGGGATGAGCAGCTTATTTATGATAAAATTAACGCCGAGCTGGATAAGCAGGAAGACAAATTGAAAAAGAAGACGGAGTTCTTTGAGCGCTAGTATAGATGAAACCAATATTGGCCAGTATGTAAAGCTCCGGGAAGCCAAAGATGCTCTAGACATCGATGATGATGTAGATGATGAGGAGATTATCACTATAGTAAAAGACGCAAACCAAGATATTGAAATTGCAATCACTCCATATGCAGACACTCTTCCTATTCCGGACGGAGTGCCAATTTTCAAGGCATGTTCCAGAGCTGGTCTGATTTATTGCAAAGCCAGATGGAAAGAAAAGAAACATAATTTTGAGTTGGCCAAAACACAAGATACTCTCTATGAGGAAAAGATGGCCAAGATTATTAAAGCTCTAAAGTCTGTTCCAGAGAACAGAACTAAAGGTCTTATTGTGGCCGCAGACCCAAGAGACAAGAAATTGCCACTGCCGACTCAATATGCCAACTTCGTCTTTGACGATTTCGCGTAAATTTAGTTCTTAAGAAGACCAAGCAACCAGTTCAATCAAATGGTAGCTGACATTTCGGTATTCACAGATTTTGGGGGAATAGTAGATGCTCCTGGTACTAAACAAGATACTGATCCCCTTGGCCCCCCAAATACGAGATTCAAGTATGCTGACAATAACACTATTGATCTAAACGATCCTATTCCTATTCCTTCAGCTGGAACAAATCGTTCCAGGTGGAAGCATATGTATATCAAAGCTACAACTGCACCTGACACTCAAATTGATAACCTGAAAATTTTCACTGATGGCACAGGTTTTGGTGTAGGTATTACCGCTGTGGTTGGAACCGAAACTCCGCCTAACACACTTTTGTCAGATGCTGGCTATGATGTGAGTGATGTAGCCGATGAAGTTATGACAAATCATGCCGATATTACAGCAAGCACAGACTTTTTCCTTGCCACGTCTGGCGCGCCAAAAACAATCACCATCTCTGAAGCTGGAGCAGTTATTGATGCAATTAATGAAGAATCTAATTACGTACTTATTCAGATGGAAGTTATCAGCACTGCTACACCTGGAGACTTGGCAGATGAAACTATCACTTTTGAATACGATGAGATCTGAGGATGATAGTATGAACCGAGATAAAATAATTTCTTATTTTGCTGGGCTGTTTGACGGAGAAGGAAGTTTTTCTATTCAAATTAGTATTAGACCTTATGGAAAAAGTAACAAATTTTGTGTAAATATTAATCCCAAAATGGTAATGTCAATTCGAGATGGCCGTGAAGTTTTAGAAACCCTTCAACAAACTTTTGGTGGACAGATTTACAAATACAAAGATGAAACTTGGAGATGGAATCTTTCAAGAAAACAGTTGATTCTAAATGCAGCTGAGGAGCTTCTACCATATCTACGAATCAAAAAACAAATTGCAGAACGTTTCATTGAAGGGGTAAAACTCATTCCAGGTTTCCAAGCTCGTAAAGGAAAGAAAGGAAGAAGATTAACAAAAGAAACTGCAATAAGATTAGCAGAAATAGCATTGTCACTAAATCCAGAATCAGCCAGAAGAACCAAAGACTTACTTTATGCCAAACTTGAAAAAATAAAAACGGTGTACGAAATATGAGTAAAGAAGAAATCATAATCGACATCCCTAAAAAAGTGCAATACACTAAAGCTCTCTTTTGTCCAATTGAGCCTCCTCAAGCTAACATGTCAATTGAGTTTGCTGCTGAAGGAGAAGACAAGCCTTTCAGAATCGGATACATCAAATCTCGCAGAATTCCAGAGATAGCAGGATTCGTCTTCAGGCCACGAAGGAATCACTTCACCAGAAAGATTGACAAGTCTTTAGAGCCTCCATGCAAGATTACTGCTACTATCAGAATCTACAAAGATTAT